CCCTTAGCGGCAAGGAGTTCACACTTCGTTGCGATATGCGTGCCCTGGCTAACGCCAAACGCGAGAGTGGCATCGACATCGGGAAGCTCGATGAGGATGCTGTACAGATTGGTACCCTGGTATACTATTTGGCGCAGTCTGGTGCCAAGCATGCCGACGTTCCATTCAAGTACGAGCTTGACGATTTCTTGGGGTTGATTGATATGGCCGACATCGCGGCTATGACCGAAGCCCTGGTAAAGTTGCTGGGCGCAGGCACAGAAAAAAAAAGCGAAGGGTAAAGCGCTGACAGTGGAGGACTGTATTAAAGTGGGGTTGGGTCAATTGCGGCTCGACCCCACTGCGTTTTACGACATGCTGTTCTCAGACTTTCAGATTGCCGCCGAAGGTTTCTATGAGCTTGAGGAGTTGCGCCAGCAGGCACATTGGGAGCGATCGCGGTGGGTGGCGTGCCTGACGCTATCGCCACACGCCAAGAAGGGCCATCGCATAAAGCCAACCGACCTTGCTATCTTCCCGTGGGAGAAGAAACCAAAGAGCAAAGCCGACAACCGGCTACTCAAAAACGCATTGAAGGGCATAAGCCATGGCAAGACTTAAGGACCTAAAGGTTACAATTGGCCTAAGTAAGAAAGGCTTAACCAAACTGAATGCCGACCTGCGCCGGGTGAAGGGAAACTTTAGGCGCAACTTTGGGGAGATTGCGGCGCTTGCTGGTAACGTGGCTACAGCTATAGGCACGTCCTTGGTGGCCGGCCTCGGTGTCCTGATTAAGAAAGGTTCTGAACTCCAACAACTCAAAGTTGGGTTTCGGTCTATCATGGGCGGCGCAGATCAGGCCGCGGCCATGGTCGACAAGCTAAATAAGTTCACAGCTTCGACGCCGTTTCAATTGGAGCAGGTCAGCCGCTCGGCGCGCCAGCTCATTGCTGTTGGTGTCGGTGTCGATGACATCACCGACCGCATGCGAATGCTGGGCGACATCGCGGCGGCATCGGGCAACCAGATTGAAGACATCGCCGCCATTTTCGCGAAGGTCCAGGCCAAGGGTAAGGTAGACCTTGAAGCCCTGAACCAACTTGCTGAACGCGGCATACCCATCTTCGACCAGCTGCGCACCGTAACGGGTGATGCCAACATGGAGTTCGGTGCCGGCTCGGTAAAGGTCAGCGAGTTCAACGCGGCGCTCGAGCAGATGGCTGCCGAAGGTGGCTTCGCCAACGACGCCATGGTGAACCTGTCAGAGACTGTCGACGGGAGACTGTCGACGGCGATGGACAACATAGGTATCGCGCTGGGTGAGTTCGCTGAGAAGTCGGGATTGCTGGATGCGGTCAGCAATACCCTCGAGGACTTCACCGACCAGATCCAGCGCATGTCGGCTACCGACGACGACCTGGTTAAATCGCGGGAGGAGGTATACGATATTACGGTGCGCTTGCGTGACGCCCACAAGGGCAACATCAAAGCGCTACACGATGAGGCGCAGGCAGCTAAGGACGTCGCCTTCCAACTCAAACAGAACTTAGGTACCGAAGCAGCGGCGCGGCATTATGAAGGCGCCGCGGCTATGTACGAACGTGTCTTGGATGCGTTCAGCATGGCCGGCACGCATTTGTCTACGCTGGCAGATGCACCAGCACCGACAGCCGCAACTGCAACACCAGAAACGGCAGAGGAATTTAAAGCTAGGTTCAACGCCGCGGCGGCACTGCGCGAGGAGAACATACGACTCGCCGAAGCCACGCACCAGGTCGTGGTAGCTGCGGGCGACGAGGCCGAAGCGTTAAGGGCAGTCAATGAGGGCATCGGTGAGATGTACGATCTCAAGATGAATGTCATGACGCTTGAGGAGGAGCAACCGTTGTTCGATGATGAGGAGCAGGAGCGCATTGCTGAGGGTACCAGGTTGCTAGAAAAGGCAGCCTTTGCCGCGCAACATATTGGTCAGGCGTTCAGCATCACCAGCCAGCTAACCGAAGCCGCCTTCGCCAACATCAAAGACAAGAGCCAAGGGTTCCACCTAGTTGTGAAGGCTATGCTTGAAGACCTGCTAAAGAAGGCCATCGCCTTGGCTGCTGCCTTTGGAGCCATTCAACTTATTACCGGCGGCACCGGTGGCGCGGCGCTAGGTGGGTTCAAAAAATACATGATGGGCGGGCTTGGCTTAGGCAACATACCACAGATGGCCGAAGGTGGACTTTTTACCGGCATGAGTTTAGCGATGGTCGGCGAGGGACCAGGCACCAGCTTGAGCAACCCCGAGGTGGTAGCGCCATTGGACAAGCTCCAACAGATGATGGGCGGCGGCAACGTCACCGTCACCGGTATGATTCGCGGTCAAGATATTCTAATCAGTAACGAGCGTTCGTTGCTGGATCGTAACCGAGTAAGAGGGTTCTAATGGCAGTTCGTTTCTACGGTGAGTTCAAGAATGACGTCGGTGATGACTTTAGAATCAACATCTACGACGATGAGTTTATTAGCGCAGCCACAGAACAGACCGTGGCCGTGCCTGGTTTCACGCTGACGTATGAGGGCAACAACCAAGACCAATACCAACCCATCATACCCAGCCGCCTAGATTTTACGTGGTACAACAACGGCGGCGACTTTGATACCTGGCTCAATACTGTATTGCCAGCAGCCGAAGAAGGTCGCTTCCTTGTTGAGCTGGTGCGCGATTGGGGAGAGTTGGAGGAGCAGATATGGTGGCGTGGCGTCTTGCTACCTGAGCAAATACAACAACAGGACGAGGCCCAGCCTAGCGCCGTCAACTTCTCAGCCAGCGACGACCTGCCGCAGCTGAAAGAGTTTACAGTCGAGAACGTACCGGGCACAGGATACAAGAGCCTCATTAACTACCTGCATTTTTGCCTGTCTAAGACTCGTCAGCATGCGTTGTATGCTAATGCTGATTTGTTTCTACGGTACTTCAACGACTTCAAGCCGAGCGCATATACAGGTAGCGACTTCATCGGTGAGATAGGAGTATACGAGCCGACGGTACCTGGCACCGAGCCAACAGAATACTACAACTGTTACGACGTCCTGCGCAGTATTGCTATCAGCTTCAACGCGCGCGTCTTCCAAGCCGAAGGTGTTTGGTATTTCTTGCCGCTCAACAAGTTCCAGCAACGCGCCGACAACACTTCATTTATTGGCGATATGTACGCCCGCACCGCTGACAATAGCGTTTCTACTTGGGGCACGTTGGACAAGATTACGTGGTCTTCAGACATGCAGATTAGTGATGGCACCGGCATCAACAAGATGGCCGGCAACGTCATTGAGTACAGCAGGCCGGTAAAGCGTGTCGAGCGCCAGCGCATCATTAAAGCGAACGAGTGGCTGTTCCAGTACAACACAAACTTCACCACGCTTAACAGCGCCGCCAACGAAATCGAACTAGCCGACGACGATCGTACATACTTTGCCGGCAGTACGCACCTCATTACGCTCAACTACAACATCGACATAGCTTCGGCGACATCTGAGAACAATGCACTGAACAACCACACGGTGCGCGCTGACTTCACCATCAAGTTCGGCGATCAGTACTACACAGACACCGGCTGGACGGGCACCGCAGGTACCAAGAAAGTGGTGATTGGTACCTACTTCAAGAACAACGGGTTTGAATCAATAGGGCAAATCAGCGTACAGGTACCTGAGCTGGTTGACGATGAGGTAGGTCTAGACGTTACCCTTAACGTGGTAGTGCTAAACGGTTTCGGCGGCGACATCGTATCCTCTTTGCCCACACACAACGTGCTCTTTATCCTGCGCGTGTTCCCTGGTGACAGCGCCGACACGCTAGGCGACGAGGTGGTGTACAGTAGCGAAACCACGTTAGACAATCAGGTAGTACTAACCCAAGACAATGTGATAATGGGTAATGCCCAAGTATCATACAGCACAGGCATCGCGGGCGTGGAGTGGGGCAGCGGGTCGTACATCGCCGCCAGCGGGTTGGACACAAGCGAGTGGTACAGCAGTTTGGATACGACGGGGTATAGCTTGCACAGGCTTGGGGTGCGCGAGATACTACAGAACACACAATTGCCGCACCGCATTAGGCAAGGGCAGTACGCCCACTCAAGTACCGGGTTCCTGTTCTGGCCATACAATCTGTTGTATGAGGACAGTCAGTACCATATCATACACGAATCGTCATACTCAGCCAACGACGGCACCAGCTCGGTGGAGCGGTTCCAGATGAACCGATCAACGGCAAACCTGAGCTTTAGGACCAACCAGTACAACAGCAACAACCCGCGCGACAAGTTTGTGCCAAGTGGCAATGCGTACGCTGATGTCATCGCCACCGGTTACGACGATTTGTTTACGGGTCGCACCGCTCAATTCGTTGCCGTGCAACTCATCAGCCACACCAACGGCAGCATCCACACCATTGATGTCGACAGCGACAACGGGTATATGTACATGAACACCTACACTGATACTGTCAACGGTTATGGCATCATATACCTGCCAAAAGTTGGAGACAACGAAGGCCGCCTACTGAGGTTTAAGAGTGACGATACAATCACGGCCAACACGTATTACCGCGTGGGCATTAGCTCAACACAGTACGCCGCTGGCGTGCGCATCGATGGCCAAAGCGCGTTCGATATGAACCGGTCGTATGATGGTATCATGGTGCTGTGTTACGATGGCCAGTGGTACGTCATCCAACGCAAGAGCAAGTGAAGTACTTTAAGTTCAGCGAATTCGACTCACCCGACGCGCCTGGTAGCGGCGCGCGTATGGACGCTGACTTCTTGGCCATGCTCGACGAGGCGCGAAGCATCGCCGGCGTTTCGTTTCATATCAACTCAGGGTACCGAACCCGCGTACACAATCAGCGCGTCGGTGGATCTAAGAACAGCAGCCACCTGCGTGGCCTAGCCGCCGACATACGATGCCGCAACAGCTCTGAACGGTTTCTCATCGTAGCCGCTTTGATAGCGGCGGGCTTTAATCGTATCGGCATTGCCGGTAGCTTCATTCACGTCGACAACGACAGCATAAAGACGCCAGGCGTGGCGTGGCTCTATGCCTGAACGTATCGGGCGCGCCATCGGCAAAGCCAGCCAAGCGGTGGAGGCCGTAGCTGAGTCCAGTGGCAACCGGTTGCGGTGGTCAACCAAGAACACCATGGGCGGCCTGATTGTGTCTACGGCGTGCGAGCAAATTGTGATACACGGCATCACCTGGGAGTCAATTGCTCTTTGTTTTGTGGGAATTCTCCCGCTTGCATTAAGTACCTTAGAATCATGAATGACGGGTACGACTTACTGGCTTTAAACCTTGCTTGGTTTGGGTGGGAGGTGGCCCGTTGGCAAGAAGTTATTGACTGGGGCATCAGCGCCGCCGGTGCCCTTACCCTTGTGGCTCTCAACATTATACGACTTCGCAAGGCGCTGCATCAACATCGCAATGTTGACAGCGACAAAAAATAATTTTTTTCCCCCGTAAATGTCGGGCGTACTTGGGTGCCACAAAATCAACCCAATATGTCCCAAGACACATTTGCATTTCTGCAGCAGTCCAACAGCGCTGCATCTGACTACGTACGGTTCCAAGACGGTGACAAAAAGTCGCTGCGCATCATCAGCCAACCCGTCATGGGCCACGAGCTGTTTGTCGATGGTAAGCCCATTCGGTGGGAAGCCGACGCCCCACAACCTGAGCACGCAATCAGCGACGAGCGCCCCAAGAAGTTC